GAGACACTTAGAAACAGTTGAAGATATATTTTCAGCTATTGAAGAAATTGTTGTTAAAGTTCGTGAATCAGATAAAGATAGGTTAGTAACTATCTTAGTAGATTCACTTGCGGCTGCAACAACTAAAGTAGAGTTAGAAGCTGAGTTTGATAAAGATGGTTGGGCTACAAGTAAAGCAATTATTCTATCAAAAGCGATGAGAAAGATTACTCAAATGATTGGTAGACAAAAGATAGCTTTAGTATTCACTAATCAACTTCGTCAAAAACTTGGTGTAATGTTTGGAGACCCGTGGACAACAAGTGGTGGAAAAGCATTACCATTTCACGCTTCAACACGTATCAGGTTAAAAAATCTTGGTCAAATTAAAGATAAGAAGAGTAATAATATTGGTATGAAAATGAGAGCTCAAGTCATTAAGAATAGATTAGGACCTCCAATGAGACATGCTGATTTTGAACTTTATTTTGAAACAGGTATTGACGATGATGGTAGTTGGTTAAAAGTTATGAAAGAACATAAGTTAGTGAAACAAGGTGGTGCGTGGTACACTATGGATAATCATAAAGGTAAAGAACTTAAATTTCAATCTAAAGATTGGGGTGAACAACTTAAAGATAAAGACTTCAGAGAGCACTGTTACAACTTAATTTGTGATAAAGTTATTCTAAAATATGAAAAGAATTTCGGTATTGATGATGTAGTTGTTGAAGAAGAATTAAGTGAGTAACGCTAAATATCTTTCTATACTTGATGAAATCAAGAAGAAAGGTGGCTCTTTAGATAGCGGCGAACCTAACGATAAAGTACTTATAATAGATGGTCTAAATACTTTCATAAGAGTATTTAGTGTTATACCGACTACTAACGATGATGGTATTCACGTTGGTGGAATAGTTGGTTTTCTAAGAAGTATTGGTTACACTATAAATATGTTTAGACCTACTCGTGTCATCATAGTATTTGATGGTAAGGGTGGGTCTACACGCCGTAGGAAGTTATATCCTGAATACAAAGCAAAAAGAAAAACAAAATATAGAGTAAATCGTGCGTATGATTTTGCTTCTCCTGAAGATGAGAAACAAAATATGATTATGCAGATACAGAGAGTTGTTGAGTATTTAGATACACTTCCTGTAACTGTTTTATCTTATGATAACATTGAAGCAGATGATACAATTGGTTATATATGTAGACAAGTTCTTACTGAATCTCAAATTACAGTTATGTCTACTGATAAAGATTTTCTTCAGTTAGCGAACGGTAGAATAAAAGTATGGAGTCCGACTAAAAAGAAAATGTATGATGAAGATTCTGTATTAGATGAATTTGGTATTTCATCTCATAACCTTATTTGGTATAGAGTATTAGATGGTGATAAATCAGATAACATACCTGGTGTAAGAGGTTTAGGGTTGAAAACAATCCAAAAAAAATTACCATTTTTGAGTGAGAACCGTATAGTTAATATAGATGAGGTTATTGCAGAATTACCAGAATCAAAAGATGTTATAGAATTGAATTATAAATTAATGCAATTATCAGACGTAGATATTTCAGGTTCTACAAAAACGAAAATAGTAGAAAGAGTTAATGAACCTATTAATAGGTTAATAAAATATAAGTTTCAAAAGATGTTTTTAGAAGATAAGTTATATACAGCACTTCCAAATCTTAATAGTTGGTTACTTACTAATTTTAACCAATTAAATCATTATGCAGAGAAAACGCATGAGTGAAACACTAACACAATTTGGAACATCATTTCAATCTAAGATTATAGCGTCTTTATTACGAGATGTAAAGTTTATTCAAACTATTAGTGATATATTAAATTCATCTATGTTTGATTCAGATTCAAATAAGTGGTTAGTTAAAACAATCAAAGATTATTACTATGAATATAAAAAACAACCAACACTTGAAGTTATAAAGTATAAAATAGATGAGATAGATAATGATGTACTTAAATCAGGTGTTGTAGATAAACTTAGGGATGTTTGGAAAAATATTGAAGCTACAGATTTAGAATTTGTACAAACTCAGACATTAGACTTTTGTAAAAATCAAACATTGAAAAGTGCTATTTTAGAATCTGTAGATTTATTAGAAAATCAGAATTACGATGGTATAAAGTCTATTATTGATGAAGCTATGAAAGCGGGAACAACACGAGATTTAGGTCACGATTATATTACTTCTTTAGAGTCAAGACTTGAAGAATCAGCTAGAACAACAACTCCAACTCCGTGGGATGTAATAAATGAAATTATGGACGGTGGTTTGGGAGTTGGTGAATTAGGTGTCATAGTAGCTCCAGCAGGTATAGGTAAATCTTGGACATTACAAGCTTTAGGTGCAGGGGCGTTAAAACAAAGTAAAACAGTTGTACATTATACTTTAGAGTTAAATGAAAATTATGTTGGTTTAAGATATGATTCTATTTTTAGTGGTGTAACAACTGCTAATATAAAGTATTATAAAGATGATGTTAAATCTAAAATATCAAAATTACCAGGTAAGTTATTGATTAAATACTTTCCTACAAAAGCTGCTGGTGTACAGACAATAGGATCACATTTAAAACAAATTGAGTTGAGTGGTGTGAAACCTGATGTTGTTTTAGTTGATTATGCAGATATATTGATGCCGACTGGTAACTTTAGAGAAAAAAGACATGCTATTGGTAATATCTATGAAGATTTAAGAGGATTAGCCGGTGAACTAGAAGTTCCTATATGGACAGCTTCTCAAGCTAATCGTTCAGCATTAGAAGAAGATGTAATTGGTGCTGATAAAGTGGCTGAAGATTATAGTAAAGTTATGACTTCAGATTTCGTAATGAGTATGAGTAGAAAAGTAGAAGATAAGATTGCTAATACAGGTAGGTTTCATATTATAAAAAATAGATTTGGTATAGATGGTGTTACATACCCATCAACTATAAATACTAACATAGGTGTAATTAAGATACACGAAGGTAGTAGTAAGTTCGGTAAGGAGACTCAAAGTAAGATGGATAATAGTCAAGAGTTTCTAAGAAAAGAGTTGGCAAATAAATATAAGGATATGGAAAAAAAGGTTGAAGGATTTGAGTAAATGATGTATATATATTATATTTATGTTTGTTGTAGGTTAAGTAATATCAAGACGGAGTGTTATTAAATGGAAAAATTTCAGTTATCAGAAAATTTTATAAATAAGTATAAAAGAAAAAGACCACCATTCGGTTTCAATGGTTTAGGTGAATTAGTGTATATGAGAACATATTCTCGTATAAAAGAAGATGGAAAAAATGAAAGATGGTGGGAAACAGTACAAAGGGTTGTAGAGGGAACTTATACTATGCAGATGAAGTGGATTAATCAATATCAACTTGGATGGAACCCTTGGCAAGCCCAACGTTCAGCTCAAGAGATGTATGATAGAATGTTTAATATGAAGTTCTTACCACCTGGTCGTGGATTATGGGCAATGGGTACTCCAATAACTGAAGAAAAGAAGTTATATGCTGCTCTTAACAATTGTGCATTCGTATCTACTTCTACACTTAAAGAAGATTACTCAAAACCATTTTGTTTTTTGATGGATGCAAGTATGTTAGGTGTAGGAGTTGGTTTTGATACAAAAGGTGCAGGTGAAATAGTAGTTAAGGGTGTAGATGAAAGTAGAGATAACCAAACTTTTGAAATACCAGACACTCGTGAGGGTTGGGTAGAATCACTTAAACTATTATTAGAGAGTTATTTTCATGGACAGGCACCAATTGAGTTTGACTATACAAAGATTAGACCAGCAGGAGTTCCAATTAAGGGATTCGGTGGAGTGAGTTCAGGTCCTGAACCATTAGAAGAAGTACATGGAGATATTAGAGAAGTATTAGAGAAGAATAGTGGAGAACCAATAACTGTAACAACGATTGTTGATATAATGAATTTGATTGGTAAATGTGTTGTAGCAGGTAATGTTAGAAGAACAGCTGAAATTGTATTTGGTGATCCACATTCAGAAGAATATTTAGATTTAAAGAATTATCAAGTCAATCAACATAGAGAACAATATGGTTGGACTTCAAACAATTCAATATTTGCAGAATTAGGTATGGATTATACTGATGTATGTAAAAGAATTGTAGACAACGGTGAACCCGGATTCGCGTGGTTAGAAAATATGAGACACTACTCAAGAATGAAAAACGGTGGTGATGATAAAGACCATAGAGTAGCTGGTGGTAATCCTTGTCTTGAACAATCACTTGAATCATATGAGTTGTGTTGTTTAGTGGAGACATTTCCAAATAATCACGATTCATTTGAGGATTACGCTCGTACATTAAAATATGCTTACTTGTACGCCAAAACAGTAACATTAGGTAAAACACATTGGCCTGATACTAATAGAGTAATGTTAAGAAATAGAAGAATTGGATGTAGTGTTAGTGGAGTTGCACAGTTCATTACTAATCACGGTTTAGGAGAATTAAAAGATTGGTTAGAAGATGGATATGATGTTATACAAGATTGGGATAAACAATATTCAGATTGGTTCGCTATACCTAAATCTATTAAAACTACTTCAGTTAAACCGAGTGGAACAGTTTCATTATTAGTAGGAGCAACACCAGGAATGCATTATCCAGAATCAAGATTTTATATTCGTAGAATGAGATTATCTAAACATTCAGAATTAATAGGACCGTTAAAGAAAGCAGGTTATAAATTAGAACCAGCCTTCGGTTCAGAAGATTCTACAATGGTTGTAGAAGTGCCAGTAGATGTAGGTGAGGGTATAAGAACAGCGGCTGAACTTTCGATTTGGGAACAATTCAGTTTAGCCGCTTTTCTTCAACGACATTGGGCAGATAATCAAGTCAGTTGTACAGCTACATTTGATCCAGAAACAGAAGCAGATGAATTATCACACGTATTAAATTATTTTCAATATAAATTAAAGGGTATATCATTATTACCAAGACATGACTATGGTGCTTACAAACAAATGCCTTATGAAGCTATTACAGAAAAAGAGTATAGTAAACAAGTTAAAAAACTTGGACATTTAAGTTTTGTAGGGGTTGAAGGTGAAGAGGCTGAAGTAGATAAGTTCTGCAACAACGAAAGTTGTGAAATTCCTGGAGAATTAATAAAAAGTGCTTGACTTGTATTGCTTTTTATTCGTATATTCATATATGACAGATAGGGATTTCCTAATCTAAATGTATCAAAACATCTATTACGATAGAAGAATAAATAAAATGCATATTTGGGATGATAAGTTTGGACATCAAACTTTTCGTTACAAAAAGTATGCCTATGTAAAAAATAGAGTTGGTAATTATGTTTCTTTGTACGGTGATAAATTAAAAAGAGTCTCTGATTGGGATAAAGATCAACCAGATTTATTTGAATCCGATGTTAATCCTGAGATAAGAGTATTAGTAGATAATTATACAGGTTCAGATGAAGTTTCTATCGGACATAAAGTGATGATATTTGACATTGAAGTTGAAGTTATAGATGGATTTCCTAATATTGAAAAAGCTGAAAATAAAATAACTTCAATAGCTTTTAATGATCCTATATTAGAAAAATATTTTTGTTATACATTAGACCCATCTAATATATTGGAACCTAGTAATAGTGGTGATACTATAGAATCATTTAAAGATGAATACGATTTATTAAATGCATTTTTTAAAAAGTATATGGAAATTCAACCCACTATTTTAACTGGTTGGAATGTAGAATTTTTTGATGTTCCTTATTTGTATAATAGAGCTTGTCAAATTGTAGGACAGAATGTTGCTAATTTGTTATCACCTATTAATATTGTTCAATGGAGTGATTTTCAGAATAGATATAAAATAGCAGGTGTAAGTATTTTAGATTATTTAGCTTTATATAAAAAGTATACATTTAGTCAACGACCATCATATAGATTAGATGCTATAGGTGAATATGAAGTTGGTGAAAAGAAAGTTGAGTATGAGGGAACACTCAATGATTTATATGAAAATGATTTAAATAAGTTTGTAGAGTATAACTTACAAGACGTAAAATTAGTTAAAAAGATAGATGATAAATTAGATTTTATTGAAATAGCGAGAGGGTTGGCTCATTTAGGTCACGTTCCATATGAAGATGTATTTATGAGTTCTCGTTATTTGGAAGGTTCTATTTTAGTTTATTTAAGAAAAAATAATATTATAGCTCCTAATAAACCCAAGAGAGATAAGAGTATTAAAATAGAAAAGTTTGCAGGTGCATATGTACAAGAACCACAATCAGGTAAACACGATTGGGTGTATGATTTAGATATTACATCAATGTATCCGTCTTGTATTATGTCGTTAAACATTTCACCTGAAACTAAACTTGGTAAGATAGAAGGTTGGAATCCTGAAGAGTTTTTGAAAAAAGATAACAAAAAAACATATTCACTTACTCAAGATGGAAATGTATTGAATAGATATACAGAAACAGAATTAAAACGTATGATGGATAATGAACAAATAGGAATTGCTACAAATGGTGTAATGTATCGTTCAGATAAAGACGGATTATTACCAGCGTTATTAAGAAAGTGGTTTGATGAAAGAGTTGAATACAGAAAGTTATCGAAGAAGTTTCACGAGGAAGGTGATAAAGAAAAATCTGAATATTTTGATAGAAGACAATATCTTCAAAAAGTTGTTTTAAATAGTTTATATGGTGTACTTGGACTTCCAGCATTTAGATTTTATGATTTAGATAATGCAGAGGCTGTAACATCTACTGGTCAATCTTTAATTAAGTTTACAAGAAAGATAGGTAATGTATTTTACAATAAAGAGTTAGAAGATACAAAAGACCATTGTATTTACATTGATACTGATTCAGTTTTTTATTCAGCGTTACCATTAGTTAAAAAAAGATTTCCTGATTTAGATGTTAAGAGTGAAGATAAAATGTCAAAAGCTATTTTAGAGATAGCAAGTGAAGTACAAGTATATTTAAATAAAGGTTATGATTATTTTGCTAAGAAGTTTTGTAACTTAGATAAATTT